GATAGTCTGAGTTATGTCACTCTTATTGTTATTATTATTTGTATTAGAGTTAGTCGATGTCGAATTATTGACATTATTGTTTGTGTTTGTATTCGTGCTTGTTGACGTATTATTATTTGTATTGGTGCTCGTATTTGTGTTTGTGTTATTGTTTGTGTTGGTGTTAGTGTTCGTACTATTGATCGTCTGATCTACAGTCTGGTCAATAGTACTATCGGTTGTGCTCGTACTAGTACTTGTGTTGGTATTGGTATTTGTGTTAGTATTGGTAGAAGTATTAGTACTGGTATTCGTATTGGTGTTTGTCGATGTATTAGTCGAAGTTGTATCTACGGTGCTAGTGCTCGTATTGGTGTTGGTATTTGTATTCGTACTAGTATTTGTGGACGTACTCGTAGTCGTACTATCGATAGTCGTATCGTTAGTATTCGTGTTAGTGTTTGTATTCGTACTAGTAACAGTACTACTAGACGTAGTTGTGCTATCCGTCTCAACGTAACTTGTCGAATCAAAATTTCCATCGGCATCGTCAGTGACGGCACTAAAAGATAATGTAGGCATGATAAGGAGAATAGCACCGATGAACAATTTCTTGAACATGGGTAACTCCTTTGTTGCAACTATTTATAAATACTTTACTTGACACTTGCAAGAAGTGTGCTATAATAGTAAAGTCCTTATAAAATTCACAAAGGTAGAAAAATGTTAGATTTGATGACTTCTCAGAAGTTTTCTTTGATTATTGAACAGACTGTAAAAGATAAAAGAATAAGCTATATGGACGCTATTGTCTGGTGGTGTGATAAACACGAAATGGAAATAGAAGTAGCGGCTAAACTTATTGGAGGTGCGATAAAAGAAAAGATTAAATACGAAGCAGAAGAATTAAACTTTTTAGAAAAACCAGCACGTCTACCCTTATAGTAGGAGAAATAAAATGACAGGCTTTTTTAAAAATCTATTCAGTAATGAATTTAAACAATACGAAACTGAAGTTGCTCGCCTACAGGCAGAGAACATAGAACTGAAAAAGAAAGTAAAAGAACTTGAAGTCAATTGGTCATATGCAATTAAACAGATTGAGGAAAAACAAAAAGAACTCAACGAAATTTTTAATTGACATATAAATAAAAAAGGTTGACAGCATCCCTTAATTGCTGTAATATAAAGAGATATATTATGAATACGTGGACAAGTTACATACAAAGCATACAACTATACAAGGAATATACAGATATGGCAAACTCATTTGCATCCCTCAAAAAGTCACGCAACAAGTCACTCGATAAGTTGCTCCAAGAATCTACCAAACTTTCATCAAATGAAAATCAAACATCGCAAGGTGAAGATACTCGTTTCTGGAAGCCAGAGGTAGACAAAGCAGGGAATGGTTATGCAATCATTCGTTTTCTTCCAGAGCCTAAAGGCGAAGACTTGCCTTGGGTGCGTACTTTCAATCACGGCTTTCAAGGTCCTGGTGGTTGGTACATTGAAAACTCTCTCACTACAATTGGTGAAAAAGATCCTGTCTCAGAGTATAACTCTGAACTATGGAACAACGGCACTGATGCTGGCAAAGAACAAGCCCGTAAGCAGAAACGTCGTTTGAGTTACATCTCAAACATCATGGTCATCAAAGACCCTAATCATCCAGAGAATGAAGGCAAAGTCTTCTTATATCGTTACGGTAAGAAAATCTGGGATAAGGTCAATGATTTAATGCAACCAGAGTTTGAAGATGAAAGCCCAGTCAATCCATTTGATTTCTGGGAAGGTGCGGACTTCAAGTTGAAGATTCGTCAAGTTGAGGGCTATCGTAATTACGATAAATCGGAGTTTGATTCTCCAACAGAATTGTTAGACGGTGATGATGATGCGTTAGAAAAAGTCTACGAATCCTTGTACTCTCTCCAAGAGTTCTTAGACCGCAAAAACTTCAAGTCTTACAATGAGTTGAAAGATCGACTCGACAGAGTTCTAGGGCTATCACAGCCTCAAGCAGTTGTCTCCTCGTCTGCTGAAGACTTTGAAGATGAGATTCCTTTCGACGCCGGTGGCTCTACATCAGAGCCTGTGACAGAGACTGCAAAACGTGTCGATACGGTTGCAGTTGATGACGATGATGACCTATCGTTCTTTGAGAAATTAGCAGAAGACGACTAAGTTATCTATCTTTGTGATGTGGGGGGCGCAATGCCCCCCTTTTTAATAATTGAATCCAAACGTTGAAGTATTGAATGCGTCACCTTTACCACCAAATGGCGTAGGCGAAACTGGTGCTGTATATGATGCTTTGCGTGATGCATCAACTTGCTGATTTGTTGTATTTTGAATTGTGATAGGAGCAATTGTAGCACCTGCGGCATTTGTCGCTTGAGTTGCTTGCGCTACTTGTCCACCTGCCGCACCACCTGCTCCAGTTTCTTTGCCAGACTGCACATTCTTAGGTGTCTCTTCATCATCTGAAAAGAAATCTAATACAGCACTGCCTCCAGGCAACTCTTTAATCTTTTCTTGAATATAGCCTAAGAAATCAAAATCAGTCACTGTTTTGAATGCTTCTTTAATTGCTACCCATGCCGCATCAATCGCTTCTTGTATTACAGTAAGAAAACTTTTGCCACCAGAGATATCATCTTCTTCATCATCATTAAAGCCAAACAATTCTTTGATTTTACCCCAAACTGGCATGATTGCTTTTTCTTTTATAAATTCAAAGATATTAACATACCCATCAATTATTTTACTAAAGAAACCACCAACGTCAATACCACTGAACGTCTCAGAAATCCAAGTTGTAAAGCCAGTAAATTTATTTTTAATCCAAGTGCCTATGTCTGCCGCACCTTCTGAAATCGATCCCCAAAGTTCTTCAAGTTTTGCTGACGGATCCGTCCAGAATTCTTTAACCCAATTGAATGCACCGCCAACGATACCAAAGAAACCATTGATCACTTCTTCTATTTTATCTTCTATGCTAAACGAATCCAAAAACTCTTCTGCTTTTTCAAATCCAAGAGCACCCAACGCCCATGATATAATACCTTTAAGTAGATCAAGTGGCGCTCCAATAAAGTCTGAAATAAAAGCACTAAAGAATGCTAACGTTTTATCAAGCATTGTTCCTTCTGTGCGTATAGCAGTAAACAAACCATCAAACGCGGCCGCGAATATTCCGATTATCTGACCAATAATTGGTATGCCTTTTGCAACTTTGCCAAGAATAGGAAATACTTTTGCAATACCTTGAAGACCACCACTGATTCTGCCAAACAAAGCGGCAATTTGTTTAAATGGCCAAATTAGCATACTGAACATTTTGCCAAGAGGTTTAGTGATTATTGCAAATGGTTTTAGAAAGGTCTGTACTACACCCTGTATCGTTTGAATGATTCTACTAAACGTTCCGGTATTTCTGGTAAACTGTCCCAATGTATTTTGCATTACAATGAGTTTGCCGTCTAACCCAAGACCAAAAAAGTTTAATATTTTTCCTCTGAGAAAATTCACAGCCTTTAAGATTGCGGCAAATATACCAGTTTTTCCAGCAAGCAATTTTTGTTGTTGAAAAGGAACAATCAATAGATTTTTAATACCGGTTATGATTCTCATAATCAAACTGTTTTCACCAGTTAGAGAAAATATAGATCTTAGTGTTTTAACTGCTTTAAGTTCCCAACCTCTCAGTCCTGCTATGGCTCCTAGTAGACCAACAAACAGACCAGCTTGACCCGCGGCTTTTAAATTTTCGAGGGCTTGTGCTAATGGTCCTAATTGATCTTCACTTTC